TCCTGCATCAAGTGCGCAACGCCCTGCTTTCCAATGTCGTAGTTCCTGGCGTCTTCCAGGCCTTCGTAAATGCTGGAAAGCCCCCAGTAGCGTTCATATTCCAGCCAGCCGGGGAACGTGGGGTCAACCGGGGTCGCGGATTTGAACACCAGGCAGCGGCTTGCGTGGACGGTGAAGGTGTTCCCGTCGACCTTGCGCACCACAAAGCGCTCGTAATCTTCAAAGTAAATGCTTTCGGGTATGCTGGAAACCATCATTTCGCCCAGCATAACGCGCTCGCAAGGGTAAACGCGCAGGCCGCGAATTTTGCCGCCCCTTTCCGGATACCAGGGCGTGTCCCAATCGCCAGCCCCGGCAACGTCCATTATTACCAGGGCGCCGCCCAGCATTCGCGTCCACTTAAGGGCGAGTTCCATTTGCTTGGCGCCGTCAATTTCTTCAAAGCGGGCGTAAAGCGAACCGTCATCGCCCTGCACTTCAAACCCGTGCTGCACCATGCTTTCGGCGGGTATGTTTACGGCGTTCTTCGCCACGCCGCCCGCATAGTAAAGCACTTCCAGTTCCCACGGGGTAAGGCGCCCGAAGGTGGGGTGCCCGTGCTGCTGCGTGGATTTGTCCTTTAGCATTCCGAAGCCCGTGAGCAACTTCTTCCAGCCGTCAATTCTAAAAAGGTTCATTCCCATTTTGGTTTCTCCTTTTAAAGCGTGTAAAGTGCCGAAGCGCCGCCGCCCTTGTAGAAGGCTTCGCGCAAAAGCGAAGAAGCGCTGTCCGGGGCATCACGCGGGTCCTGCCCCGGTCGGTAGTCGTTAATTTGGTTTAGGTAGTTCGGGTCGGTGTTCGGGTCCCAAACAATGCGGTTCCAGTAGCGCTTAAGGTAGGAAACAATTTTGATGTCCTTGTTCATGCGCTCCTGGTATGCACGCACAACCGGGAAGCCGGGAATTGCACGCAGTTCGCCCGCAGCCATTCCCTTGTCCGGGTTCTTTTCAATGTGGAAGGTGCGGGCGTGCCGTTCGGCGCACTGCACCGCCACGTCGCGCTTGCATTCGTTAAAGGTGCCGGGGTAAACCTTGCCGAAGGCCTGGATAAGCCCGTCCGGGCGTTCCGCCATAATGGTGAGCGCGTTGGTGCAGGTGCCGTCCCATGCCGCATCCAGGTGGGCGTGAATGCGCGTGGGGCGCAGGTTCCAGTCCCAGGTTCCGTAAATGGGCTCGTCAAAAATTTGGCCTTCGTCGCGCACGCTTGCGTCCAGCATATAGTTAATCGCGAATAGGCTGGAGGTGGTGCTTTTGCGCTTTTTCTGCAATTCCTCGGGGCTTAAAATGCCAGTGTCGGAGGGACGGTACTTCCACGGCTCGGGAATAATAAGTTCCCCGTCGTCGTTCTTCATTGCCCAGGCGTCATCGTAGTGCCACGGCGTTCCAACAAAGAAGCAACTTTTGCCGGGGTCTATAATGTTGGTCACAATTTCCAGCACGCCCTGCTTCACCATTTCGCGCCTTGCACGGGAAAGCCGGGAATTTATGGTCACAATGTCGTCGCACAAAATGCGGTCGTAGTGGGAACCCGTTGGCACCTGGTTTATTCCGTAGGCGTCAATGGAATTTTCCTTTGTTATGCTTTGCTTGAAGTTGAAAAGCACGCTGCCCTCCGGGCTTTTAACCGCCTTTGGCTCCTTTCCCTGGTGCGCATAGGCAAAAAGGGACTTTATTGCCGGGCTTTCCATGTACTTTTTAATGGTGTCCAGGGTTTTTGCGGCTTCCGTCCAGGTTTCGCGAATTAGTGCAATTCGGTCGGAAGGGTGGAAAAGCAGGTGGTAAATAATTCCGCATTCGGTGATTGCGGTGGTTTTGTAGGCGCCGCGATGGGACATAAGGCTGGCGTGTTCGCCAGGCGGGGTGTCCCAAATGAGTTTAATCCAATCGGAGTGCAGTTCGGTGAGTTTGTCCTTGCCCACCATGTGCCCCAGCAGGTGCGGGTAATCGCGAACCCTGCACAAAAGTTCCGGCGTCCACTTGAAGGCCATGCATCACCCCAACCCGCTAAAGGACACGGCGTTTTCCGGCATGGGCGCGGCGTCAGCCGCCTGCGCTTCCTCGCGTGCCTTGTCAGCCCTTATTTGCGCCGGGGTGCGGCGGTCCAGTTTGCGCCCGGAATTGAAAACGGCGTTCAGCACCAGTTCGGCCTCGGCGCTTACGCTTGCGCCGTTGCTTGCGCCCTGGGCAAGCGGTCCGTTCCGCATAATTGCCACGTAGTTGGCGATGGCCTTAAGGGCGTCCGCACGCTTGGCAAGTTGCAGGGAAACGGTCTGCCGCTGGGCGTTGGCGCCAAAGAACTTCACCTCCACCCCTTCAACGCAGCGGCGCAGGGGTTCGGGCAACTCGTTCCAGTTCTTGAAGGCTAAAGTTCCATCGGGATTTAAAAACCTTGACACATCGTAGAACGCCAAGGCCTCCAGGGTTTCCATCAGGTTGTGTTCCAGTTCAAAGGCCTTTCCGCGCAGCCATGCCGAAGTGTAGTCGTTCAGTAGTTGCTGCACCACGGGGCGGCGAAGGTACTGGGAACCGAAGGAGCCCCAACTATTTGGGCTCGCCTCCGGATGCACGTACCTGGCGGCTTCGCTTGCATTGAACCCGTTCAAAAGGTATTCGGCGGCAAAGTAGACTTCGTCCATGCTTGCGCCAAGTTTTTTCCAATCCGGGAACACGTCGGCGGCGGTGCGCAGGGTTCCATCGGAAAGGGGCGGGAGGGTGTCCCCTATGTGCAGGGGCTGCTCGCCCAGTTTCTTGGTGCGTGCCCGATACTTCTTTTGCGGCTTGCTTGGCTTTAGCGTCATGTACGCAAATTTACATTTTATTTCCCGGATTTTTTGCTTTGTTAATAAAACTTTACACCATATTTTAAAATTTAGCCCGGCAGCATTTTAAGTTCTTGCCCAAGGTGCGATTCGGGGAACACCAGCCCATCCAAATCCCTTGCCGCCTTCATGGCCTCGGACAAGCCCCAGGAAGGCTTCTTTGGCGCATCTTCCGGGCTTGGGTCGTTCAGCAGGTTGGCCTTTTCACAAAATGCGTACCTGGTGGCCTCGCGCCTGCGGTTGGCTTCCGCCTTTAGGTCGGCCTCAAGTTTCTTCATGCACCCGGCAAACATTTTCACGAAATTCTCAACTATGGGCTTGTGCTGCGCGTATTCCTCATCGGTAAGGTCTATTTCTATGATGCGGTTCCGATTTGTTTTGGCTGCATTGCCGTAAATGTACGATTCCAGCATAAAGGGCGCAGTTCCGCTTTTTGCAATGCCCAGGCGCTTGCGGAAGTATTGAAAGGCAATAATTGTCTCGTTGAAGTTGTACTTGCCGAAAGCCCGACACGTGCGTACATCGCAAATGTCGGAAAGTTGCAGTCCAAAGCGTTGCAAAAGGCGGTCGCGGAGGCGGATTGCGTTTTCGCGTTCCGGGTCGTTTTCTTCGGCGGTTTCAATGCGGTAGTTTAGGTCCTTCAAAATTTTGCGCGGGTCCATTTTGGTTTCTCCTTTTGACATTATGCCACGCTGGCGAACAAGCGGTCAAAGTTTTCGTCGCTGGTCTTGGCGTAGCCGTTAAACAAAACATCGTTCACCACCGCCAGGGAAAGTTCCGATTTGGTGCGAATGTCGCCCAGCAGCACGGATTTTTCGTACATTGCCGTCTTTTTGGTGTCGTGCTGGAAGGTGCCCTGGATGGCGTTGTAAAGGTTCCATCCCGTAAGGCGTTCCATCCTGCCGCCGTCGGCATCGTTGAAGCGCCCAACCAGGCCGCGCACCTTGTTTTCCCAGGTGCGGCGAATGCGCTCGGTGGTTCCGGTGCGGCTGTCCACGGGCACCGGGAAGAGGCGGAACATGGCCTCGCGGGCTTCGTCCAGGGTAATGCGGCGGTCCGCCAGGCGCTTGTAGGCCACCTCGCTGCTTTCCAGCACGCCCTGGGCGGTGTGCATGGCCTCGGCAAGTTCGCGCAGGCGGTCGGCGCCGTGGGCGTTGTGGTAAATGAAAATAATGCGGTTGTTCTTCGCGGCGTCGCCTATTGCCTTGGAAATTTGGTTGCTGCAAAAGAAGCGGAAGGGCGTCACCAGCAACTGCAACGAGCGGGAGCCGTCGTGGCTATTTACGAGCGAAAGGTACTTGCCAACGCGGTCGCCGCTGGAGCCAATCGCGTCCATTTCCCC